CGGCGCAGGTGGCCTGGACCGATGGCGTGCTGCTGAACTACATCGGGCGGCGCATCGACATCGATCCGTGCCCGATGATCATCATGTTCGCAAGGGAGAAGTCGGCGAAGGACTTCAATGATGAGAAGTTCAAGCCGATGGTCGAGGTCACACCGCGGTTGCGGGACAAGCTGCCGGCGCATGCGGGTCGCGCCCGCGACGAGCGATGGGACAACAAGATATTTGCGAGCGGCTTTCTGAAATTCATTACGTCGAACTCGGCGTCGAGCGTGAAGTCGACACCCGCGCCGGTGGTGGCAGTCGAAGAGCCCGACGAAACCAACGAGAACGTTCGCGAGCAGGGCGATTCGATCACGCTGCTCGAGGAGCGCACCAAGAGCTATTCGAATAGCCGTCGCAAGGTCATCTTTGGCGGCACACCGACGATCGAGGGCTTCTCGCGGATCGCGCAGGCTTATGAGTCGTCGGACCAGCGCCGGTATCTGGTGCCGTGTCCCGATTGCGGCGAAGAGCACGAACTGGCGTGGGACAACGTCACGTGGACCGAGAATGCCGAGAAACCACACGAGGTGTTCGGGCTGGCCACGCCCGAGTCCGCGCGCTACGCGTGCCCGTTCTGCGGCAGTCTGTGGGACGACACCGCGCGCTTTCGCGCGGTGCGCCGAGGCCGGTGGGTCGCGACCGCCGCGTTTCACGGCGTCGCCGGCTTCCGGCTCAATGAACTGGTGTCACCATTTCCCGGCTCGCGCCTCGCGGAGCTCGTCAAGAAGCGGCTCGTCGCGGAGAAGGCGCTGCGTGCGGGTGACGATACGAAGATGCGTTCGTTCGTCAACAACACCGAGGGGCGCCCGTACCGATACGAGAGCGATATTCCGGAGATCGATCTGCTCGCCGAGCGTGCGCTCGACTATGACGTCTTCACCGTGCCGGCCGGTGCACTGCTGCTTACGATCGGCGTCGACGTGCAGCACGACCGGATCGCGATCGTGCTGCGCGCGTGGGGCCGTGGCGAAGAGAGCTGGCTGGTGCTGTGGGATGAAATCTACGGCAACGTGCTCGAGCAGGGCACCGATCCGATGGTCGGTGGCGTGTGGGGCGCCCTGACCGATCTGCTCACGCAGGGCTACCGTCATGCGAACGGGTGGGTGCTGCGCGTGAAGGCCGCGTCGATCGACTCGTCGGACGGCTCGACGTCGGATGCGGTCTATCGCTATGTGCGCGTCGCGCAGAAGCGCGGCATCAACATCATGGCGATCAAGGGCGCGAAGCAGATCGATGCGGAAATATTCAGCGTGCCGAAGGCGCCAGTCGACTCGGTGCGTAACAACAGCAAGGCGGCGAAGTACGGTCTGCGGCCGTACATGGTGGGTGTGAGCAAGGCCAAGGATCTGATCCTCGACAACCGGCTGAAACTCGAAGGTGACGGCCCGGGCCGCATGCACTGGTACCGGGGCGTGCGTGCCGACTATCTGCAGCAGCTCACCGCGGAAGTGAAGGTGCCGGGCCGTACCGGCAGTAAACGCATCTGGCAGAAGAAGGCTGGCGCGCGTAACGAGGCGCTCGATTGCGAGGTGTACGCGTTGCACGCGGCGCGCAGCATCAAGACGCACCTCATGACCGAGGCGCACTGGATGATCGAGCAGCAGCGCCTGTCGCAGGTATCGCTGTTCGACACGGTGCCCGTTGCCACCGGTCTGCCGGCACTCGCGGAGATGGAGCCGCCGCCGGATCCGCCGACGGTGACCGCCGCCAGCAACACACCTGAAACCCCGCCTCCGAGCGGGGTTTCGCGCATTCAGGGCCGGCGTACCGCGCGGTCGAGCTATCTGAAGCGCCGGTAGCAGCACATCACAGGAGCACGGTATGGCTTACACAGCGGCGGATCTCGCCCGCATCCAGTCCGCGATTGCAAAGGGCGAACTCGAAGTCCAGTACGCGGACCGGAAGGTCCGTTACCGCTCGATTGCGGAACTGCGCGAAGCGCAGACCGAGATTGTGCGCGCCCTTGATCGGGCGAATCCGCGCTCGCGCGTGTTTCGACTGCGGCACGGCGGCAAGGGGGTGCGATGAAACCTTCCTATCCGTCACTCGCGAAGCGCGGTTTCGTGATGCCGACCCGTCTGAAAGCGGCGGCCTATGAAGCCGCAAGCTCCGCTGGCGCACGCGCCCGATCGTGGCAGACGTCAGGCGCCGGACCGAATGCGGCGGCGGTGCAGAACCTGCCGCTCATCCGCAGCCGCGCGCGCGACGCGATCCGCAATGACCCGTGGGCGAAGACGGCGATCGCGCGACTGGTGTCGAACACGATCGGCACGGGCATCCAGCCACATCCGCAGCATCCGGACCCGGCTGTCCGGCGGCAGCAGAAGCAGCTGTGGGACGACTGGGTCGGCGAGTCCGATGCGGACGGCCTGCTCGATTTCTACGGGCAGCAGACGCTCGCGGCGCGTGCGTTCTTTGGCGACGGCGAGGTGCTGGTGCGCCGGCGCATGCGTCATCCCGATGACGGGCTGCCGGTGCCGCTGCAGCTTCAGGTGCTCGAAGGCGATCTGTTGCCGGTCGAAAAGAACGAACTGCGGCCGGATGGTGGCGAAATCATCAACGGCGTCGAGTACGACGCCGACGATCGCCGCGTCGCCTATCACCTTTTGCGTCGTCACCCGGGCGAATACAACCGGATGACGGGCGGTGGTCTCGTGACCGTGCCGGTGCCGGCTGACGACGTCGCGCACGTGTTCCAGCCGTTGCGCGCCGGGCAGGTTCGCGGCGTGCCGGAACTGTCAACGGTGCTGCTGCGATTGCACTCGCTCGATAACTTCGACGACGCCGTGCTGTTCCGGCAGGAAATCAGCAACCTGTTCGCGGGCTTTCTCGTCAAGCCGAACGCGGAGCCGGGTCTCACCGGCGATCCGGTGACCGGCGAGGGGCTGGTTTTTGATTCGGACGGTTTCTCGCCGGTGGTGTCACTGGAACCCGGAACCGTACAGGAACTGGCACCAGGCGAAGACATGCGCTTCGCCACGCCACCCGGCGCAGGAGCCGATTACGGCCCGTTCATGCGTCAGCAGCTGATGGCTGCTGCCGCGTCGGTCGGCATGCCGTACGAGATTCTCACGGGCGACCTGCGTGAGGTGGGCGACCGCGTGCTGCGGGTGCTGCTCAACGAATTCCGGCGTTCGATCGAGCAGCTGCAGTGGAACGTCTTCATTCACCAGTATTGCCGCCGCGCGTGGGCGTGGTGGGTTGACGCGTGCGCCCTGTCGGGCGCCATGCCGATGCCGGACTTCCATCGCACACGGCGTGAATACCTGCGTGTGCGCTGGGTGCCGCAGGGCTGGCCGTACATCCATCCGGTGCAGGACGTGAACGCGCAGAAGCTCGCGATCCGCTCGGGGCTGACGAGCCGCTCGGCGTCGATCCTCAAGCAGGGCGAAGACCCCGAACAGGTCGACGGCGAAAACGCCGCCGACAACGCGCGGGCCGATGCGCTTGGCCTGCGTTACGACACTGATCCCCGCTCGCGCGACATCGCGGGCGACGGGGTACCCGATACGCTTATTCAGAAGCAGGAACCGTAGATGAAAAACCGTAAGTGGTGGGACATCAGGGCGATGACGAACGCGCAGGGCGCCGCCGTCGCCGAGATCCGGATTTATGACGAGATCGGATTCTGGGGCACCGATGCAAAGACGTTTATCGCGCAGCTCGATGCCGCGGCCGCCAGCGCGACAGAGGTCATCGTCGCCGTGAATTCGCCGGGCGGCGATGTCTTCGACGCGTTCGCTATTTACAACGCACTGCGAAGGTACGCCGGCAAGGTCACCGCGCGCGTCGATGGCGTGGCGGCGTCCGCAGCCGGGCTCGTGGTGATGGCGGGCGACCAGGTCGTCATGCCAGAGAACGCGATGCTGATGATTCACAACCCGTGGACGATCGCGCTCGGTTCGGCGGCGGATCTTCGCAGCACCGCCGACATGATGGACAAGGCGCGCGACGGGATTCTTGCCGCGTACCGGCGCAAGAGCGGCCAGACGGACGAGGAGCTGACCGCGATGATGGATGCGGAGACATGGCTGACGGCGCTCGAGGCGCAGTCGCTCGGCTTTTGCGACGTGATCGAGGAGCCGGTGCGACTCGCCGCATCAACCAACGCGGCCGGCCTGCTTGCCCGCTTCAGGAACCCGCCCGAGCCCGTGCAGGCGCTCGTCGAGGCAGATGGTGATCCACCGCCGCCCGCAGATCCACCGGCCAATGAGCCGCCCGTCGATGATCCGCCTACGCCTACGCCTACGCCGACTCCGCCGGAACCCGCGCCCCCCGAGCCGGTGACGGCGCAGGAAGATCCAGGCGTGCTGGCCGCGCACGTGTTCAACGCCTGCCGCGCGGCCAACCTCTCCATGTGCGCGGAAAGCATTGTGACGCTCACGGCGCTGAAGGATCGCGCCACGATCGACGCGGCGATTCGCAACGCGACGGACATTGCCGGTCTGTGCCTCGCGGCGAAGCTGCCCGAACTGACTGCGCAATTCGTGGGCGATGGACTCAATTCCGATCAGGTACGCGCGCGCCTGTTCGATCGCGTCACGCAGACCCAGCCGCGTGTGAATAACCGGCAGCAGCCGGTCCCGCATGACGCAGGCGGGCATACGCAGGGTGCGACGCCCGGTCCGAAGGCGTCGTCGATCTACGCCGCCCGAAGGGGCGTCGCAAAGTCACTTTGATAACGGCCTGTTCATATTCAGGCGCACACAGGAGCAACGGTATGACCACCATCAAGACCCAGGGCATCAACACCCGCGAGTTTCTTCTTTCTGAAGGCGCGGGCCGCATCTCGCGCGAGCAGATCGTCGTCGTCAAGGGCGACGCGCTGCCGGCCGGGCAACTGCTCGGCACGACCGGCACCGGTGAATATGCGCCGTATGACAACACGGCAACCGACGGTTCAGAAATCGCGACCGCGATCCTGTACGGCCCGCTTGCCGCGTCAACGGACCCGCGTCCGGCCGTCGGCATCGTGCGTCTCGCCGAGGTGGCCGAAGCCCGACTCACGGGACTGGATGCCGCCGCGCGCAGCGATCTCGCCGCGCACTACGTGATCGTCCGCTAAACCCACCGTCCTTTCGAAAATCCGGCCGTCGCTGTACTTCGACGGCTGCCTGCATAAACATTCCAGGAGAACCCTTATGGCGGATATCGCCCTTCTCAATGACGACGCGTTTTCGCTGTCGTCGCTCAGCGCTGCGATCAACGAGCAGCCGCAGGTGCCCAGCCGGCTCGCTACCCTCGGCCTGTTCGAGGAAGAAGGCATCACGACCACCGTGGTGCAGATCGAGCGCGACGGCGACACGCTCGCGCTCGTGCCGACCGGACAGCGTGGCGCTTCCGGCGCTGTCGTCGTCGGCAGCAAGCGCAACATGATTCCGTTCAACACCGTGCACCTGCCGCAGCGCGCGACGATCGGCGCCGACGAGATCCAGAATCTGCGCGCGTTCGGTTCGGAAACCGAGCTCGAAGCGATCCAGACCGTGATCAACAGGCGCCTCGCCAAGATGCGCCGCCAGCTCGACGCGACGCACGAATTCCACCGCATCGGCGCGGTCAAGGGGCTGATTCTCGACGCCGACGGCAAATCCGTTGTGGCGGACCTGCTCGATCGCTTCGGCATCGAGCAGACCGTGATCAGTTTCGAACTGGTCAAGACCGATACCGAGGTGCGCCTCAAGTGTGCGGATCTGCTTGACGCGATCGAGGATGCCCTGGGCAACACGCCCTTCACTGGCGTGCGTATGCTGTGCGGCCGAAACTTCTGGAAGCTTCTCATTGCCCATAAGGCGCTGAAGGAGACCTACCTCAATACGGCGATGGCGTCGGCGCTGCGAGGCGACCCGCGCGACACGTTCGAATTCGGCGGTTGCACCTTCGAGCGCTATCGCGGACGCGTCGGCGACATCGGCTATGTGGCCGACGATGAAGCGTGGGCGGTGCCCGAAGGCGTGCCGGATCTGTTCATCACGCGTTTTGCGCCGGCGGACTACATGGAGACGGTGAACACGAACGGCCTGCCTTACTACGCGAAGCAGGAGCTGATGGATTTCGGCAAGGGCGTCGAGCTCGAGGCGCAGTCCAATCCGATCCACCTGTGCACGCGTCCGAAGGCCGTCATCAAGCTGACGGTCTGAGGAGACACGCATGGCGTTCCGTGATCTGGTCGCGGATCTCGACGACGCCGTGATCCGCGATCTGGCCGACGACGACCTCACCGTCGACGGCGAGCCGCTGCGCGGCATGTTCGCCGCACCGTGGCTCGGTCCGTATCTCGGCCGGCAGCGCACGCAGCTCGAGCATCCGCAGGTGAGCGTGCGCGATGCCGACGCCGTCGCGATCCGCGAGGGCAGCATCGTGGCGGTCGGCGTCGATGAATATGTCGTGTTCGAACTGCAACCTGACGGCACGGGGTGGACCGTGCTGCTGCTAAGACCCCGTTGATGAGATTCCGTTGATGAGGCCCTGCCGATGGATGCACTGAAGGTCGAGATCGATATCCAGGAAGTGACCGCCGCGCTGCAGGGACTGTCGCCGTCCGCGATGCAGGCCGCGTGGCGCCGCACGCTGCGCAAGACCGCCGCATGGATCAAAAGCCAGACGGGCAAGGAAGTCTCGCGCGGCACGCAGATCCCGCAGAAAGTGATCCGCAGCCGGCTGTACTTCTTCATGCGTTCGGCCGATACCGGCAAGGTCTGGCTGGGGCTGAATCCGGTCGAAGCCCACCGGCTGGGTTCCGTGCGCGAGACGAAAAAAGGCATGCGTGCGGGACGCTTCGCGTTCGATGGCGCATGGCGGCAGACGAAAGCGAAACCTGACGGGCCGATCTACCAGCGCACCGGCAAGGCCCGCACGCCGTTCGAGGTCGTGACGGTGAACTGGTCGAAGACGGGCGACCCGGCGTTCCGTCGCGCGGCGCAGATGTGCGAAGAGCGGTTGATGGTCATTCTGCGGCAGGAAGTGAACTACGAAATCCAGAAGGCGATTGGAGGACTCCGGCGTGCCCGATAACCTGAAAACGCTGCATGACGCGATGATCGCGGGCCTGCGTACCGCGCTGCCCGATATCTCGCCGATCGATGCCTATCCGCGCATTGGCCGGAAGATCCCCACGCCGAGCATCGCGCTTGAGCTGTCGGAGATGGAGCCGGGACACGATCCCGGTACCGGTCAGACGTCGCTGATCGGGCGCTTCCAGGCGCGGGCGATCTGCGATCCACTTGGCGCCCACGCGGATCTCGCGGTGCGCGAGCTGGCCGCGCGCATTGCGTGTGCCGTGCATGCGCAGACGTGGGGTGTGCCGGTGACGCCGGCGAGGCTCGTGCAGATCGGCGACGATCCGTTCAAGCCGGAGCTCGACGCGTATCTGGTCTGGCTCGTCGAGTGGACGCACGAATTCGATCTGGGCGATGTGGCGGCGCCGTTTCCGTCCGCGGGCTCCGCTGTGCTGTGGGGCGTCGATCCTGATACGGGCACCGCGCCGGGCGCAGAGTACGCGGATCCGGCACAGGACCTGTCCGGAGGATAGCCACATGAGCGACTACGAGATCGGCGAGATCGATCGCCTGATCGCGAGCATCGTGCAGGCGGGCTATATCGACGATGTCCAGTACGACCCACCGCGCTGCCGGGTCCGCAACGGCGAGTGGGTCAGTGCCCTGTTGCCGTGGAAGACATTTGCGGCTGGCCGGGTCAGGACGTGGTGCCCGCCATCGATCGGAGAGCAGGCTGTCGTGCTCGCGCCGTCGGGCACGCTTGCCGGTGCGTTCGTGCTGGCCGGCTTCTATAGCGACACGCACGGCGGGGCAAACGGCAACGCCGCTAACCTGACGGCGACCGACTGGCCGGACGGTGCGCACGAGCATTACGACCACGACGCGCACGAATATGTCCTGTCGGTGCCGGCTGGTGGCCGGATAGTTTTTCGCATCGGCGATACACAGATGGAACTGACTGCGGACGGCATCACGCAGATCGCGCCGAAGATGCTCGTCGATGCGCCGGATTCAACCTTCACCGGCAACAGCACGACGCAGAAGCGGCTGACGTTCCAGGGCGGCATGACGGGCAGCAACGCGACAGGTGGTCCTGCGTCCGAGATCGACGGCGACGCGAATTACACAGGCACCGTGACATCGAAGGGCGTTTCGCTGCCGGATCACAAGCATATGAGCAACGGTGCCGGGGCGCTGACTGATCCGCCTGTCTGACTACTGCAAAGCTACTTTGCTCCTGTTTTTTGAGGCCCATACACGTGCTGTTCAACCCATGACGTAAGGACTATTTCAAGGTCGCGCGTGGAAGTGCAAAGTCTGACCACGTGCCTGACCGGCCGGAGTCTCTTGTGGTCCGCCGCTGACGGCCGTTTGCGGATCCTGCGAGGGCCTAGGCACGGCGGCTGTCTGACACATGTTGATGGCGGAGCCTTGAATCCCGTTTAACAGGAGAGAAAAAATGGGCCTGGAAGATACCGTTGTACGTTCAATCATCAGCCACACTCCTCAGGGAGTCACGCTGGCTCTCGACAACAATCAATGCCTGTATTACCAGGGCGACGGGGCTGCGGCGACCTATGTGAACAGGGTGCAGCAGCAGACCGCAAGGCTTTTCCTCAAGGCATCGGATCAGACTCAGGGTGCCGCGCGGGATATCACTTCGCCTGTCGATTCGCATGGACGGCCCGCCGTCTATTACGTTTTTCCTGTCGCCTGGCTACCTGGACTTCTGCAGTGGCACTTCAACGCCAACAAGCATCTGGAAGCACCGCCGGCGCACCCCTGGACCGGCATCGATGGGGATCCCGCATAGACGGAGCTCACCTCCGGGCGGACCTTGCCGCCGAACCCGATCCAGTTTTCCTGGCCTCGCTTTCGCGGGGCTTTTTTATTGGAGTCCCGAAATGCCGAAAGGTAACGATACCCCGATGTCAGTCGTGCATCCCGCGTCGGCGCTCGCTGCGGATACCGTGTCCGTCACTTTCCGCGATAAGGCGTTCAGGTCGCGCACGCTGGTGTTTGCCGACGGTAGCACGCTCGCCGTCGAGAGGAGCACGGTGACCGCTACCGACGAGGAACAGATCGCGCTGCTCGAGCGCCATCCCGATTTCGAACGCGTCGCGGACGGTTCCTGACGATGGGCGCGGGTACGGCGCTGGTCGGCATGGACCGGCAGACGGGCAAACCGGTCACCGGCATCGCGCACCTGAAGCAGAGCATCGGCGACATTCTCTCGACGCGCAAGGGCACGCGGCGCGAACGGCCCGAATACGGCTCCGACATTCTCCGCATGGTCGATCTGCCGGTAACGCGCGGCTGGATTTCATCCGCGCAGGCGGAAGCGGCCCGCGCGATCGGGCGCTGGGAGCCGCGCATCAGGGTCTCCCGCGTCACGGTCGCATCGATTGTTGATGGCCGGGTGACGTTCCGCATTCAGGGCGTCTACGAAGGCGACGACACAGTTTTCGAGGTGACCACGTGACAACCATTGATCTGAGTGCGATCGATCCGCCGGATCTGGTCGACACGCTCGACTTCGAGGATATCTACCAGGAGAAGCTCTTGCATTTCAGAAGCATTTACCCCGGCTGGAGCGCGGCGCTCGAGTCGGATCCCGTCGTGAAGCTGATCGAGCTTGCGGCCTACCGTGAGGTGCGGTTCCGTGCGCGGGTGAACGACGCCGCGCGGGCGGTGATGCTGGCGTTCTCGACCGGTGCCGATCTTGAACACCTGGCGGCGCTGCTCGACATCGGGCGGGCGACCATCGATCCTGGCGACGCGGATGCGAATCCACCCGTCGAGCCGACCCTCGAAGGCGACGACCGGCTGAAGCTGCGCACGCAGATGTCGATCGAGCGCTCGACGGTTGCCGGTCCATCCGGCAGTTACGTCGCGCTGGCCATGAATGCCTCCGCGGATGTGCTGGACGTCAAGGTGGATCGTCCCGAGGCGGGCGTCGTCCGCCTGACGCTTCTGTCGGCGGTGGGCGATGGCGTGCCCGACCGGGCGTTGATTGACACCGTGACGGCAGCCGTCTCGCCGGAGGATGTCCGGCCGCTGAACGACGAGGTTCTGGTGACAGCCGGCGAGCGCGTCGATTTCGCTGTCGAGGCGGACGTCCATGTCGGCAGCGGTCCGGGCGGTGAAGCCGTTTTCGCGGCGCGTCGCGCAGCACTTGAGAAGGCGATCGCCAGTGCCCGCAAGCTGGGTGCCGGCATGTCGCTCTCCGCGATCTACGGTGCGCTGCATCCGCCTGACTCCGGCGTGATCGATGTCGATCTGCGATCGCCAGCGGCGCACGTTGTCTGTACGCCGCGGCAGTTCGCCAACTGCACGTCGATCGTGCTGAACATGAAGGTGGACGATGCGTGACGCACTTTTGCCGGCCAACCAGACCCGGCTTGAGGCGGCGCTCGCGATCGTCATGGCGCCGAGTGTCGATCCTGAAATCCTGCGCACGCTGTGGGATGCCGACCGGTGTCCGGCCGGCTGGTTGCCGTGGCTCGCGTGGGCGCTGGCGGTCGATGGATGGGAGCTGGCCGAATCCGAAGACGCAAAGCGGGCGCTGATCAAGGGCTCGCTCGCGCTGCACCGAAAGAAGGGCACGCCGTGGGCGGTGCGTGAGGTAATCCGCCGGCTCGGCTTCGGCGAGGTCGAGCTGGTCGAAGGGCGGCTCGCGCGACGTCGCGACGGATCGATCACGCGCAATGGCGACCACGTACACGGCCGCGCGAACGCGTGGGCCGAATACATCGTGAAGCTTCAGCAGCCGGTCACGCGCGATCAGGCGGACAGCCTGAAGGCCGTGCTCGGGCGCTACGCACCCGCGCGCAGCCTGCTCGCCCTGCTCGACTACACGGCGGTGCCGATCCGCCATAACGGCGTCGCCATGCGCAATGGACAATACAACAGAGGGAGTGTCGCCTGATGGCAGACCTTGTGGAAATCGCCCAGTGGGAAGAGGGTGTCTATCAGCTTGAAACATCGGACCCCGTGATGGGTGGTCCGGACGGGATCGACAACCGGCAGGCAAAGCAGCTTGCGAACCGCACGCGCTATCTGCGGGCGCAGCAGGACGCGCACGCGGGCGCAGACAATCCGCACCCGCAATACGCGACGCTCGTCGCCATGCAGGCCGCGATTGCGGCGCTTGTGAATGCCTCGCCGGCCACGCTCGACACGCTGAAGGAGCTGGCCGACGCGCTCGGCGACGACCCCAACTTCGCGACGACGGTGACGAACGCGCTTGCGTTGAAGGCCGCGCTCGACTCGCCATTTTTCACCGGCACGCCGCGGGGGCCGACGCCGGCGCAGTTCGACAACAGCACGAAGCTTGCGACTACGGCATTTCTCAGTCAGTTCGGGCTTCAATACTCACCACTTCATTCGGGTCAGGCCACCGTCGCGTCGACAACGATGGACAACAGTTACATCGGCTCGCGAGTGGTTTTTAACAACACGGCCAATCAGGTTGCGACGCTCCCGCCGATCGCTGGTTTGCCTAACGGGGCAAGTCTCCATTGCAGCAAGGTCAGTACATCGTCGAGCGGCATCGTCACGATTTCAGCGGCGGGCGCGGACCAGATCGATAGCGGGACAGGTCTGGTCACGAGCGTGGCGCTCAATCCTGGCGAAGACTGCGTATTTACCGTGCTGTCCGGTGCCTGGGTCATCAGCGGATCGTTCCTGTTTCGCCGCAATGCGTTCTCGCAGTCACTTGCCAATAACGGCTATGCGAAGCTGCCCAGCGGATTGATTGTCCAGTGGGGCACCAGCACGATCGCAACGCAATCGATGCAGACAGTCACGCTGCCGGTTGCTTACCCCAACGCGTTCATCCTGGCTGCGGGCAACACCGGAACCGTGATCACCCCGAATGCCGCGTCGATCTCACTGGGTTTCCAGGGGAACGGCAGCAAGACCAGTTTCAACGTGATCGCGGGCACGGCGTCGTCCGGTTCAACGGGTATTTCGTGGATCAGTATCGGGTACTGAGGAACATCATGGGACAGAAATTCGCAGCGTACGACGCGCAGGGCGCCGTCACCGGCTTTTACGACAGCGTCGACAGTCCGGTGCCGGAATCCGTCACGGCGGTCGGGATTACGGCCGCGCTGTGGCAGGAACTGATCAACGGACAGGGTCAGGGCAAGCGCATCGCGCTCGACGCTGACGGCATACCGGCGTTATTTGATCCGCTGCCACCGACGCGTGCACAGCAGGCCGACATGATGCGCGCGAGGCGCGATGCGGCACTCGCGGCAACCGACTGGCTCGTCGCCCGGCATCAGGATGAAAAGCTGATCGGCGACGGCACCACACTCACGGCGGAGCAGTTCACGGCGCTGCTCCGGTATCGCCAGGCGCTGCGGGACCTCGCCGACGCGACCGGCTGGCCGAACGTTGATCTGCCAGAGCCGCCCGATTTCGTGACCTGAGCGCCGCTCCGGCGCGTTGCCGGTCACACGTTCCTTCACCCGAAGCCGCCTGCCCAGGCGGCTTTTTCTTTGGCTGATTTTTTGCCTGATTTTTTTGGCTGAATCTTCCTGATCCCTGGAGACCTTCATGGGTGCAACCTCGTTTTTCCACGGCGTGACCGTGTCGCTGGTCGACACCGGGCCGCGCACCATCGCCGTGCCGAGCTCGTCGATCGTCGGCATGGTCAACACCTACACGCCCGGCCCGGATCGGGCCGCGCCGAATGTGCCGGTGCAGTTGACGAGCTATCGCGAGGCGGTCGCTGCATTCGGCGAAGACAGTGCGATTGCCAAAGCGGCCCGTGCAATCTATGCGCAGAGTACGGCGGTGATTGTCGCCACGGGCGTGGCTGCTGGCGGCGAGCCTGCAGCGCTCACCTCGGCGATCATCGGTGGCGTGAGTGCCGGCGGTGCGCGCACCGGCCTGCAGTCGCTGCTCGACGCGAAGTCGAAATACAACGTGCAGCCGCGCCTGCTGCTGACGCCTGGCTTCTCGTCGACGCAGGCGGTCGCGACCGCGATCGATTCGCTGGCCGGCAAACTCCGCGCGATCGGCATCATCGACGGACCGAACACCGACGACGAAGCGGCGATCGCCTACGCGCAGAACTTCGGCAGCAAGCGGCTCTATATGGTCGATCCAGGGGCCACGATGTGGGACACGACTGCCAACGCTGACATCGATGCACCGGCTTCGTCGTATGCGGCGGGCCTCTTCTGCCAGACCGACGCGAACATCGGTTTCTGGGCGTCGCCGTCGAACAAGGAAATCACTGACATCACCGGCACGAAGCGGCCGATCGAGTTTCTCGACGGCGACGAGACGTGCCGCGCGAACCTGCTCAATAACGCGAACATCGCGACGATCATCCGCGACGGCGGGTATCGCCTGTGGGGTAACCGCACGCTCTCGGCCGATGCCAAATGGAAGTTCGTCACGCGCGTGCGCACGCTCGACATCGTGATGGATGCGGTGCTCGCCGGCCACAAGTGGGCGGTCGACCGCGGCATCACGGCCACGTACGTGAAGGACGTCACCGAAGGGTTGCAGGCGTTCATGCGCGACCTCAAGAACAGGGGTGCGCTGATCAACTTCGAGGTGTATGCGGACCCGGAGCTGAACACCGCGACGCAGCTCGAGGACGGCAAGGTGTACTGGAACATCCGCTTCACCGATGTGCCGCCGGCAGAGAACCCCAACTTCCGCTTCGAGGTCACCAACCAGTGGCTGACCGAAGTGCTCGATACCAATCCATGAGAGGTGATGCGTGACTCCGGAAACACTTTATAACTTCAACGTGTATAGCGACGGCAAGGGATTCGCTGGTCGCGCGACGCAGTGCACGCTGCCGAAACTGAAGATCAAGACCGACGACCATCGCGCTGGCGGCATGGACGCACCGGTCAAGGTCGATCTCGGCATGGAGGCGCTCGAGGCGGCGTTCCAGATGTCGACGATGGAGCGCGACGTGCTGAAGTTCTTCGGCCTCGCCGATGCGACGGCATTCAACGGCGTGTTTCGCGGTG